AAGCATTCGAGGGGCTCAAGGGCCAGGCCCGCGAGATGGGAGCTACCACCCAGTTCTCGGCCAAGCAATCCGCGGACGCCATGGGATTCCTGGCCCAGGCCGGTTTCGATGTGGCGGAGGTGCACGAGAGCCTCCCGCCCACCCTCGACCTGGCCGCCGCGGGGATCATGGACCTGGCCATGGCCGCGGATCTCGGGTCCAACGTGCTCACCGGCTACCGACTCGAGACGGACCAGTACGGCCGGGTGGTGGACCGCCTGGCCGGGGTGCAGGCCAAGGCCAATACCAACGTGGAGCTGGCCGCGCTCGCCATGCGGGACGCGGGGCCCATCGCCGCCGGCCTCAATCAGGAATTCGAGGGCACGGTGGCCATCGTCGGCGCCCTGGCGAATGCCGGATTCCAGGGGAGCAAGGGGGGCCGGATCCTCAAGAACACCCTGGCCCAGCTCCTCGACATCACGCCCGGCGCCGCCGCGGCGCTCGGCCGCCTCAAGATCGGGCCGAACGACCTGCGCGATTCCGAGGGCCAGCTCAAGGAGCTCGTGGACATCATCGAGCTCCTCGAGGACCGCGGCGCCTCCACCGAGGACGCCCTGGCGATCTTCGGCCGGATCGCGGGCCCGGGTGTGGCCGCCCTGCTCGGCCAGGGGTCCGATGCCATCCGCCAGCTCCGGGTGGAGCTCGAGGGGGTGAAGGCCGCCGAGATCGCCGAGCGCCAGATGAGCGGGGCGCGCGGCGCCGCCCTCACCATGGGATCGGCTTTCGCCGAGCTGCAGCTCGCCATCACGGACTCCGGCCTCCTGGACTGGTTCAAGGGGGCCGTGGTGTGGCTCACCGGTGTCATCAAGAAGATCGGCGAGGCCAACCCCCTCCTGCTCAAGATCGGCTCGGTGATCGGCCTGGTGGCCGCCGCGGCCGGCCCCCTGGTGCTCGGCCTCGGCCTGGTGGCCGGCGGCATCGCCGCCATCTCTGCGCCGGTGTGGGGAGTGATCGCCGCGGTGGCCGCGCTCGGCGCCGGCGCCGCCGCCCTCATGGCCTACTGGGAGCCCATCTCGGAGTGGTGGGGCAGGATGTGGGCGCGAATGCAGCTCGCGGCCCTCAAGGCCCAGGACTGGATCCTGGGCAAGATGCGCGCGGTGCTGGACCTCCTGCCGGAGTGGATGGTGGCCTCGGAGCATTCCGCGGGCCTCGGCGCCGGCACCCTGCGCAACACCACGCCCGCGGCCATCGCCGCGCGAGAGGCTCGCATGGAGGAGCTCCGAACCACCATCGCGGGCGGCACCGCCAACACCGAGGTGCGGGATGCCAAGGTGACCGTGGAGGTGGTGGGGGACACGGACCAGGTGAGGGTGCGCAAGGATCCCCTCGGCGGTGATGCCGAGCTGGACGTGATGCTGGGCCATGCCATGGTGACCGGATGAACCTAGAAGGCCTCGAGAGACTCCAGCCCGCGAGTTTCCGCGGGGTGGCATTCCAGGTGCTCAACGTGGAGCGCGGGGTGGGCCGCCGGCTCATCGTCCACGAGTACCCCCAGCGGGATGGCCCCTTCGTGGAGGACACCGGCCGCAAGGCCGAGCGATACCGCGTGGAGGCCTTCGTGCTCGGGTCGGACTGGATAGACCAGCGCGACCGGCTCCAGCGGGCATGCCGCACCCCCGGCCCGTCCTACCCTTTCGGCGCCGGCTCCACCCTGGTGCTCCCCCAGTACGGCCGGCTCCGGGTGGCCTGCGAAGATTGCACGTGCACCGAGAGCTCCGAGGAGCTCCGCATGGCGCGCTTCTCCCTTCTCTTCGTGGAGGCCGGCGAGGACCCCGGCCGCCTCGAGGGGCGCGCGGACTCCGCCACCGGCACGGATGTGCAGGCCGAGGCCACCATGGCCACCGCCGGCGCCGAGCTCGAGGACGGCCTGGCCGATGCCGGCTACCCCGAGACCGTGCGCGAGGCCACGGCCTCGAGCCTCGAGACCTTCGGCGCCGCGCTCCGCCAGGCCCGCGGCAACCTGAGCGGGGCCACGGACCGCATCGAGGAGCTCGAGGCCGCCACCACCCGGATGCTGGACAACGCCGCGGACCTTGCCAGCGCCGGCGGACCTGGTGACCACGGTGGTATCGGCCATCACTGAGATCCGGGCCTCGGCCGTCAACGCCCTCGAGGCCCTGCGGGTGTATGAGCTGCTCTATGGCCTCACTCCCGCCCTCACCGGCGGCACCTCCGGCACGGCGGTGGCCGCCGATGGGAATGCCACCCTTACCACCTCCCTGATTACGGCCGGGATCGTGGCCGGCGCCGCCCAATCCGCGGCGCGCGCCGCGTGGACCTCGGAGGACGAGGCGGTGGGGGTGCGGGACTCCATCCTGGCCGAGGTGGACCGCCTCGAGCTCACGGCCTCGGATGGAGTGTTCCGCGAGCTCGAGCGCCTGCGCGCCCTGGTGGTGGGATCGGTGCCCAGGCCCGGGGAGGAGCTCCCGCGGATTGATACCGTGACCCTCCCGGCCTCGGCGCCCGGCCTGGTGGTGGGGTGGCGCCTGTTCGGAGATGCGGCCGAGGGTGAGGTGATCGCCGAGCGCAACCGCCTGCCCTACCCCGGCCTGCTCCCCGGCGCCACCGAGCTCGAGGTGCTCGTGAGTGACTGACCTTTCCCACCCGGACGACGTGCGCGGAGACGAGCTTGAGCTGCTCGTCAACGGCACCGCCTGGCGCGGGTGGCGCGCCCTCTCGGTTTCGCGCTCGATCGAGCAGGCCGCGGGGCAGTTCACCCTCGAGACCCGCACCGGCCCCCTCGAGCCCATCCCCATCCGCCCCGGGGATGAGGTGGTGGCGCGCCTCAGCGGGGACGTGCGCCTGGTGACCGGGGTGGTGGACACCCTCGAGGGGAGCTCGGACGGCTCGCGGCGCTCGATCACCCTGGCCGGCCGCGATCGCACGGCCCAGCTCGTGGATTGCAGCGCGCCGGCGGAGCCGGGGGAGTACTTGGCCATGGACCTCGAGGAGCTCACCCGCGCGATCGCCGAGCCCTTCGGGGTGAGTGTGCGGCGCCAGGCCCACATCCCGGCCCTCGGGGAGCGGTTCGATTCCTTCAAGCTGCAGCAAGGCGAGAAGGCCTGGGCCGCGATCGAGCGCGCGTGCCGCATGCGCGCGCTCCTGGCTCACTCCGATGGGGATGGCCGGCTCGTGCTCGCGCGCCCCGGCGAGACCTTCGCCGCGGTGGAGCTCGTGGAGGGGGAAAACGTGCTCGCCAGCACCTTCCGGTATTCGATCGCGGACCGGTTCAGCACCTACACCGTGAAGGGCCAGGGGAGTGGCTCCGATCAATCCTGGGGCGAGACCGTGGCCGCCGTGCGCGGCACCGCCACCGATCCAGAAATCGAGCTGTTCCGCCCGCTCCTGGTGCTCGCCGAGGGGCGCGTCACATTCTCGAGCGCCAAGGACCGCGCGGAGTGGGAGGCCACCGTGCGCGCGGCGCGCGCCGCGGTGGTGGGGGTGACCGTGCAGGGGTGGCGCCAGGGGGATCCGCGCGAGCGCGGGCCGGCCTGGGAGATCAACCAGCGGGTGCCCGTGCGCATCCCCTCCCTCGGGATCAAGCGGGAGATGCTCGTGCAATCGGTCCAGTTCGGCCGGGATCTCGATGCCGGCACCGTCACCCAGCTCCAGCTCGTGCGGCGGGACGCCTACCTGCCCCAGCCCGAGGTGGACGCGGAGGAAAACCCCTTTGGCGAGCTGCTCGGCACCGGCGCCTACGGGGAGGGATTCGGCCTCGAGGAGTGAGCCATGGCCGGCGGCACGAGCATCTCCAAGATCCAGCGCCTATTCGAGCCCCTGGTGCGCCGCGTGGCGACCTTGGCCGCCCGCGGGGTGGTGAGGCTCGTGCGGGACGCCCACCTCCTGCAGGAGATCCAGGCCACCCTCCTGGCCGATGAGACCGCCGAGCGCCTCGAGCGGTTCCAAGAGTACGGCTTCACCTCCCACCCCAAGCGGCCGAGCCCGGACGGCCAGGCCGAGGCCATCGTGCTCCACCTGGGCGGGGGCCGGGATCACGGGGTGATCGTGGCGGTGGACGATCGGCGCCACCGGCTCAAGGACCTGGCCGAGGGGGAGGTGGCGCTCTATGACGACCTCGGCACCAAGGTGCACCTTCGCCGCGGCGGGGAGCTCCTGCTCTCCGCGGTGACTGTGAAAGCGGACGCCCCCACCATCCACCTCGATGGTGCGGACGTGGACATCGACGGCAGCTCGATCGACCTCGATAGCAGCGGCACCATCGACCTCGAGGCGGATACCTCCATCACCCTCACGTGCGGCTCGAGCTCCATCGAGATCACGCCCTCGGGCATCACCATCACCGCACCGGCGGTGGACTTCGTGACCGCGCCCTAGTGCCATGCCTGGCGCCACCCGATGCCTGCAGGACACCGCCGGCGGCCTAGTCCAGGAGGGTGGCCAGTACCTCGTGACCGTGGAGGCCCGGCTCTGGGCGGTGGTGGGGGATGCGGTGGCGGATCACGGGAGCGGCCCGCACAACGCCGCGACGATGGCCCAGGGGTCCACCTTCGTGCGCATCGACGGCACCCCGGTGGTGCTGGCCGGCCACCTCGCCACGTGTGGGCATGCGGCCACGGGCAGCCTTGCAATCGGGGCCTCGAGCTAGGAACCTTGCCCCCATGAGTGACCTTCTCCTCGAGCTCACCGAGGACGGCCCGGACCTGGTGCTCGAGGCCGGCGACCTGAAATGGGACCGAAGCCTGCTCACCGATGTGGTGGTCTCCCTGTTCTCGGATGCGCGCGCCAGCTCGGAGGACACCCTGCCGGATGCCCGGGACGTGGACCTGCGCGGATGGTGGGGCCAGGCCACCCTCGATGAGCTCTGGGGGAGCCTGCTCTGGCTCGCCGATCGGTCCAAGGTGATGGCCACCACGGCCAACGCTATGCAGGCCTGGGCCGCCGAGGCCCTCGAGTGGATCACCGAGGAGGGGATTGCCGAGGAGGTGGTGGTCACCACCGAGACCGAGGGAAGCCACATCGGCCTCGACATCGAGGTGCGCCGTGGCGCCGCGACCGTCCACCCCGAGCTCTGGGAAGCCACCGGCGAGCTCGAGCTCGGGGACCTCACCGTGCGCCTACTCGCCGCCTAGAAACCCGCCCATGAGTACTACCGGATTCGAGCGCCCCACCCTGGCCGAGCTCCGCGAGGAGGGCCGCGCCGACGTGGCCGCGCGCCTCGGCCTCAACGGCCTCCTGCCGCGCTCGGTGCTGGCCGTGCTCTCCGACCTGGCCGCCGGCCAATCCCACGGCCTGCACGGGCATATGGCCTGGCTCGCGCGCCAGCAGCTCCCGGACACCGCGGACACCGAGCACCTCGACCGGTGGGCCTCCATCTACGGGGTGAGCAGGAAGGTGGGCACCGCCGCCACCGGCTCGGTGCTTTTCACCGGGGACGATGCCATCACCATCCCCGCCGGCACCCTCCTGAGCCGGCCGGTGGATGGGGAACAGTGGGCCACCGATGCCGACGTGACCACGGCCTCGGGCACCGCCTCGGCGGCCATCACCGCCCAGGAGCCCGGCCCGGATGGGGACGCGGACAGCGGCACCGAGCTCACCCTCTCCAGCCCGATCACCGGGATTGACTCGATCGCCACCGTGGAGAGCCCAGGGGTGACCGGGGGCGCCGGCCGGGAGACCGATGCCGAGCTGCTCTCGAGGCTCCTGGCTCGGATCCAGACCCCTCCCCAGGGGGGATCGGCCCAGGATTATGAGGCCTGGGCCCTCGAGGTGCCCGGGGTGACTCGCGCGTGGGCGCTCGAGCAGCACCTCGGCCCCGGCACCGTGGGGGTGGCATTCGCCGTGGACAACGACCCGGACGGCCCCATCCCGGACGCCGCCCAGGTGGCCGCGGTGCAGGCCTACATCGACTTGCGCCGGCCGGTGACCGCCACGGCTACGGTATTCGCCCCCACGCCCATCGAGCTCTCCCCGGACATCACCCTCACCCCGGACACCGGGGAGGTGCGCACCAACGTGCAGGCCTCCCTCGAGGAGATGCTCCGCCGCGAGGCCGAGCCCGGCGGCACCACCTACGTGAGCCACGTGCGCGAGGCCATCTCGGTGGCCGCGGGGGAAACCAACCACGTGCTCGAGAGCCTCAAGGCGGGGACCGTGGACCCACCGGCGGACATCACCGTGGCCGCCGGCGAGCTCATGCTCCTGGGGACCATCACCTGGAGCTGACCGATGGGCCTGGGCGATTACACCGAGGAGCGGGTGCTCGAGTACCGGGGCGCCTCCCTCGCCCTGCTCCCCCCGGGGAAGGCCTGGCCGCGCGGCACCACCACCACCCTGGCCCAGGTGCTCGAGGCCTTGGCCGTGGCCTGGGCCAAGATCGACTCCCGGGCCCGGGACCTCCTGGCCGAGACCTACCCCGGCACGGCTTTCGAGCTGCTCGGGGACTGGGAGCGGAACTATGGCCTGCCCGAGCCTGGCCAGGAGATCGCCCCCACGGTGGCCCTGCGCCGCGCGGTGCTCATCGCCAAGGTGGGCGGCCACGGGATGCTCTGGCAATCCGCGGCCTTCTACGTGCTCCTCGCCGCCGCGGTGGGGTACTCGATCGAGGTGGAGGAGCCGGCCCTATTCGAGATGGGCCGATCGACCATGGGGGACCGGCTCTATTCCGGGGACTGGTGCCACGTTTGGATCGTGCACGCCCCGGTGCTCACCCCGCGCCACGCCAAGGCCGGGGAATCGCATGCCGGGGACCGCATCATCGAGACCGGCAACGCGGTGCTCGAGGCGGTGATCTCCGCCGCGAAGCCCGCTCACACCACGGTGCTCTACTGGTATGACCTTCCCGTGGCGGATGATGTCTATGCCCCCTGGGAGCGCATCCTGCCGCCGGCCGCCGAGATCCGCGCCGAGGCGGTGGACGTGATGGTGCGCGACGATTGGCCCACGTAGGAGACAGCCATGCACAAGATCGACGCCCCCGGGGCAACCGCCGGAAACGAGTTCACCGATGGAGACATCGGCAGCGGGATCCCCCCCACCCAGATGTGGAGCAAGTGGGCGAACACGATCCAGCGCGAGCTCGTGGCCGTGGTCCAGGCCGCGGGGCTCACCCTCTCGGACGTGGATGACACCCAGCTCCTCCAGGCCATCAACCTGATCCGCCCCGGCCTGGGCCTGCGAAACCGGATCCAGAATGGAGACTTCCGATTCTGGCAACGCACCGGCGCGGAGGGGGGTGACCTGCCCGCGAGCGTGACCACCACGGACGCCCTGCTCCCCGATCGGTGGTACTGCCGCGCGGGAAGCACCGGAGGTTCGGCCACCGTCAACCGGCAGGCCTTCACCCTCGGCCAAACCGACGTGCCCGGGGAGCCCACCTACTATCTCGAGTGGATCCAGAGCGTGGCCTCGAGCGGCCTGTTTCCGCGGCTCATCACGCCCATCGAGAACGTGCGGACGATGGCCGGCCAAACCGTGACCCTCTCCTGGTGGGCGCGGGTGACCAGCGGCACCTTGCCGATCCAGCCCAAGATCGTGCAGGACTTCGGCGCCGGCGGATCCGCGGACGTGATCCAGACCGAGACCTCCCAGGTGGCCACCACCACGTGGCAGCGGTTCTATTTCGATGTGACCCTGCCGAGCATCACGGGCAAGACCATCGGCACCGATCACTACCTGGGCGCCGCGCTCGAGCTCGTGGGGGTGAGCTGGACCGGCACCCTGCAGCTCGCGGACATCCAGCTCGAGCCGGGGAGCACCCCCACCGTTTTCGAGCGCATCCCGGACTTCCTGATGCTCGAGATGCTCGAGCGGTTCTATGAGAAGACGTACGAGCCCGACGAGAAGCCCGGCAAGAGCGGCGCGGGCCTCGGGCCGATCGTGTACTGGGATCCCACCTGGCCGAGCTGGCCGGCCCTGCAGGGGATCTTTCGGGTGCGCAAGTACATGCCCGCCGCGGCGGTGGCCGCGGTGCCGTACGACTTCACCGGGGGCGCGGCGGGAACCATCCTTTTCGGGGGGACTCAGTACCCCTCGACCATGGGCAATAGCACCTCGACGATGACCGGCCAGCCCACCGTTGGAGGCTCGCCGCCGAACGGGCGGAATCTGGCCTCGTGCCACTACACCGCGGACCACGAAATCCCCCTGTGACCCTCGCCAGGAGACTCCCCCGCATGAGCCCCACCCCCCAGCTCCAAACCCTCGAGGACGTGATCCGTTGGGCCATCGAGCACGGCACCCGGGAAGAGGTGTTGTGGGAGGGGCAGAACGATTGGAACGAGCGCACGACCACCAAACTGGCCGCGGTGGACCGCCGGCTCACCGCGCTCGAAAAGCGCGTGATCTGGTTCACCGGCGCCGCGGCGGGGGTGGGCGCCATGATCGGCACCCTCCTGCAGGGGGCCCTCAGCATCGGAGGCTAGGCCATGAGCGGGACCAATTTCTGGTTTACCTACGGCCTCGAGTACGTGGGCAAGAACGGCCTGCAGGGGGAAACCCTCGAGGTGATCCTTTGCATGACCAACACCACCGCGGAGGTGGAGGGGAGCACCGGCCGGGACGCCCCCAACGTGGATGACATCACCCTCGATGAGTACGACAGTGGGAGCCCCTACGTGGCCGGCTA